GTTTCGCTCTTCCGTGACCTTACAGGTTATGCAGTCACGAAGCCTTCCGAGTCCGTTCGAGGCGAAGGCGGTTTCGGTTTTTTCGTATAATATCGGTATCATACTTTCCACCACCTAGGCGTAACGGTCAAGTCCGTTATGGTGTTGTCTATGCTGAATGTGTTCGTTCCTGGTGCGAGTTTCGGTATATCGCTTCCGAGGTCGATGTACGTGTTAAGTGAAACGATTGTACCATCCACGATTTTGTAGCACTCTCCCAGTTCGCAATCGATGTACACGTGTCCTAGTACCGATACTGTCGAATAAGCAGAAGCCTCGGTTAGGTTTGTTTCTGTACTATCAACAACAAAACCAGTTGGAACGGTTAAAGTCCTTGACCAAGTGATTCTTCCTGCGGTCGTGTCTATATTCATTGTGACACTTCCGGTCGCTGTCGCTGTCGCATAATCCCAATCAGTTGTCGTAATCGAAAAATTAACCGTCACGGATTTTGTTTCGTATGTTGTAGCATATCCGCTTAAATCAAGAACTACAAAAGCGAGTTTGAACTGGGGATAAGAATTTCTGACCGTCGTGTTTCCGAAACCGTCCGACGTAATTGTGGTTTCAACCGACCTTAAACTTTTGCCCTGACTGTTATATCTAAAAATGTGCAGAAGCGAGTCAAAAGTGATTGTGTCGCCCTCGTTTAACAGGTTGTTAGGAATTGTAACCGAACTGTCGTCATAATTGACTAATCCGTTCATTACGGTAAATTCAACATTTCCCGTGTCTCTGTCATTTAGTGTTATTGTATATCCGTTAAACCGAACCGCTCCTCCGCCTTCCACTTCCAGAAGCGGTTCAGCATCGAACAAGGTCGGATTAGTGAGCGCATCTCCGTCCTGAACGGTTATTGCCGTTTCTCCATTAACCAGCCACCTCTGCGGTTTACAGTTAAATGTCAGCTCGAACTCTCCGACCGTTCCCTGCTGGCCTTCGACCGCTTCGACTTCCATTCCAGACACGTACGATGCCATTCGGTACTCGTTCGGATTGTATTCGTCGGTCAGCCTCTGGTATCCTCTCTTTGAAAGGATGGCGTTTCTGAACTCCGATATTTTTTCAGCGAAGTCCGTCTGGTCGTCTCCTGGAATACCGCACGGATAAGTCACCTCGATGTTCTCGAAACGACCTAAATCCATTAGAAACGCACCGTTCCTTCCCGGAATATCGACCTGTTCAACGGCTCGTTCCGGTGCGTTGTAAACCGCTTCGCCTGTTATGTATACTCCGTAATCGGCAGAGTTTATACCGCCGAACTCAAGACTCTTAAAGATTCCTATTGCCATGCGAGCCTCCTGTTATTTGTTTCACGGATAAGCACACGCTTTACTTCCTGTGCGATTTCGTACTTATCCTTATCCGCTCCGTTAATGTTTATAACGACATTCGTTCCGCCCATGTTCGCCTGACTTAATGTCTTCCAGAACTTATCAAGCGGAACTACGGCTTCTGGGCCCGCTTCGCCGACACCGATGATGCTCGGACTGCTAAAGATACCGCCACGTGCGTACCAGTCTACATCGATGGTCGGTTTCGTTCCTTTTCCGCCGATACCCCAAGGTGCCTTACCTCCGGAAATCTTGAAATGCGGAAGTTTCATGTCGCCGAAAATCTTACCGACTTTAAGCGGAAAGAGGCCTTTTATCTTGCCGATGATGTACTTGATAGTTTTGAATGCCAGACCAATCGGATTAGTTATTGACATTTTAACCGCGTTCCAGACTTTGCTCGCAATGGATTTAATCGAGTTGAAGTCAGCAGAAATCATCTTCTTCATGTTCTGAACTGCCTGAACAACCTTCTGTTTGATGCCGTCCCAGACCTTGACCATTCCGTTCTTCAGGCCTACTAGTCTGGCCTTGATTGCATCCCAGTTTTTATATAACAGGACACCAATCGCTATGACTGCTGCGATTGCCGCTACAATGAGTGCGAGCGGTCCGAGGGCGATGGTTGTCGTTACTCCGAACAGTGCCATTGCAGAAGATATCGCTGAAATTGCCATTGCGAGTTTTCCGGCTATGAGAAGTGCCGGTGCGATTGCTGCGATTACCGCTCCGATGACTCCGATTACCGTCAGGACCTGAGGAGACAGGTTCGAAAGCCATCCTGCAATCTTTCCAATGAATTCCGCAACCTTCGACATCGCTGGAAGAAGATATGCTGCCAATTGAGTTCCGATACTCTGAACCGCAGCGCCTACAACCGTCTTAATGTTGTCTATCTGGTCATTGAACTTATTTGCCTGGTCTAGCGTTTTCTGGTCAACCACCTTAAGTCCGTTATCGTTCATCATCTTTGCGACTCTTGCGTACGTTTCGCCACCGTCTTCAATGAGTGGATTCAGTTCCGAAGCGCTCTTTCCGAACAGTTTCATTGCCAGCGCATCACGTTCGGTCTCGTTCTTCATCGAGCCGAGTTTCTTGATTGCTTCCTGGAATACCACATTCGAATCACGAAGATTTCCGCTCGAGTCTTTTACGCTGATTCCGAGCTGCTTAAAGTACTTTGCCTGTGAACCGCCTTCTGATGCCGAGAGCATGTTCTTCTTCAGGATCTGATTCGATTTGGCCATTGCCTCAACCGAAACATCCACCTGGTCAGCGGCCAACTTGTACATCTGCAACTGGTCTGTGCTGATTCCTGTTACCTTCGAAAGCGTATTGAGGTCATCGGCTGCCTTTCCGGATTTGTACGCCAGCGCACCGATTGCTCCCGAAACTGCAGCACCCGCCATTGAGAAGCCTCTCATCGCTTCGCCCGCATTTGTCAGCTTCGTTCCGACATCTTTCATCTTTGCACTGAACTGACCTAGCGGAGAAAGCGCCGCCTTGATTCTGTTCTGTTCCGAATTGAATCGCTTCAACTGATTTTCGGACTTTATAATCTCTCTCTGAAGGTTACGGTATTCCGCCGATTCCTTTCCGAGTGACGGATCGTTCGCAACCTGTTTCTGCATATTCTTGAGTTCTGTCAGGTTCTTTTCCGTCTGTTCAATCTTCTGATTCAGAAGTGTCTGTTTCTGTCGAAGCAAATCGACGTTACCTGGATTGAACTTGAGGCTGTTGTTTACCTTTCGCAGTTCCGAATCGATGTCCTTTGTTGACTTACGGACTTCTCTCAAAGCCTTGTCGAGCTTTGTGGTATCGCCAGCGAATTCTATGGTTATACCACGAATGTTTCCACCTGCCATAATTTCCTCCTAACCAAAAAAGGCGTTTATATCGTTTTGTGTCGCCTTTCTTCGTCTTCCTCTTTTTTCTTCTCTCTTCTGCTGTCTCTCTGCTTTCTTCTGCCGTTCGTTGTATTCGATGCAGAAGTCCACGATCTGACCGATTTGCATCCGTTTGATGTCCTGCATCGTCAGACCTCTTTCGAGTGCAGCGAAGATTAAGTCATTTAACTCTACTGGTTTGTCGGCTGAAGAGGAAGTGTCTTCAGATTCTTCAGCCTCGTCAAGTTTTTTGAGGATATAACCCCTTTGTAAATCAGTTCGAATACGGCCGGTGCGATTTCATCGAGTGGAAATGTCTCGAACTGTCTGACCCACGTTCTAGGTTCCGGAATGGTTTCGTCTGCGCACTTTGCCATCGCCCATGTAACGTTGATGAAGTCCTTGAATTCGAGTCCGCCCAGATGAACGAGCGCATCGAGAAGCGTATCACCGTCAACTGTCTTCAGCACGTCCTGCCACTCGAGGTTCGATGTGTCTTCCATCTCTTCCAGAAGACCCTTGATTAAATCGAGTGCAGCTGCAACCATTGGAAGCAGTGTCGGGATGATGTCCGTTCCGAACTGGTCTCTATAATCAATCGTCCAGCCGATGTTGTTATTCAGCCGAACTTCTTTGTTTCCGATTTGAATTGTTTTTTCCATTTAAGTTTATCTCCTTTTTTAATCTTGAAAAGAGCGAGACGTAATGCCTCGCTCTGTGGTTTTTGTCTTACGGAGCAATAACCGGTGCCGTTGGTGCCGTGAACAGTGTAGCGTATCCGTCATCACTTGGACTGTAAACAGCCATTGTTACTCCGTTTGAGTCAACACCTGTGCATGTAACAGGAATTGTTTCCGTAGCCGGTTCTGTTGAATCTTCAACCGTTGCGTATTCTCTCGTAATTGCCCCAAGAGAGCAGTTGTAGAGAATAACTTTTCTTGATTCCGCATCGCCTTCAACCTGGAACGCAATGTATACGTTCGGCTTTGTTGCATTCTTTACGTTTGCAAGTCCGCCGTCTGTAAGATTCTTGTAACCGAGGAACTGTGTTTTGAATTCATCATCAAACATTGCAACCTCGAGGTCGCCTTCAATCGTTCCGCCAGTGTATGTTGCGTAGTATGAGATGTTGTCTGCATAGAACGTGTTCTGGTCAGAAGATTCTTCAGGAGAGAAGGAAACTGCACCCTTCTGATGATAAGGTGTTCCGAGTGTTACAGTGCCGCCTGATACTGTATATGTTCCGACATGAAGGTTACTGATACCAAATTCAACCTTGTTTGCCATTTTTTTCCTCCTAAATGTTGTAGTAAATTACGAAGACATTCTCTTCTTCGATATAAACGTCTTCGCTTTTTTCATATAAATAGCCAGCACCGAGAAGAGCATCCTCGATTGCTGACTCATTTGCTTCGTTTTTTTGTGTGAAATAATATTCGACCTGATAACGGTTCTTCCTGTAGTAGTGCGTGTTGTCCGCTTCGAAGGTGTCCTGACCGTCGCCTATATATACGAGATAAGGCGGTTCAACAGGACTGTCTGTGTCGATGTGATGACTGTACGCAACAGGAAGACCGATAGTCTCGAGTGTCTGATAAAGTGTCATGATTCTATATCCCTCTGTATTTTCCGTATAAATTCGCTAACGTATTGTTCAGCAACCGGAGCAATGTGAACGTGTGGAGTTGACCTGCCGTATTCTCCGTATTTGTTTCGAATCACGTGACTTTTCTCCAGAAGGTGTGTTAGTCCGGGATGTTTTCTGTTGTACGTAACGGCGGTCTTTTTGTCGATTTGCTTATATGACCAACCGCTTGCGTAATCTCCCTTGTCTTTAGGACTAGTATTTTTCAGTGCCTTCGAAGAATCCCTTGCGGAGCTTTTCGTGTCTTTCTCGATGTCTCTGTCTAAACCTCTGGAGAAATCATTGAGAATGTCATTCATCTGTGCCTCAACACTTTTTCCGCTAGCCATTTTTGACCCTTTCTTCACAAATCAGAGAAAGACCGTCACGCTGTGCGTTCCAATCGGTTCTGATAACTTCGTATTCCTTGCCTTCGAATTCGAGGTACTTCTGACCGTTATAGTCTTCCCTGTTCGTAAGCATCAGAGTAAGCGAAGGTTTCAGTCCTAACTGTGCCGCATTGTAAAACTCCGACTGATAAACGCCTCTAGGCTGAACGAAAACCTCTGTTTCTTCGATGGTCGTTACCGGATTTCCGTATTCATCTCTCGTAATGGTAGCGTAGGCCTTGAGAGTCGCTACTGAATCGTACATCTAGGATACCTCCCAGTTTGTATAGTTCGTTGCGTTTGACATCTGCGCCTTTTGCTCGTCGTATGAGAGTTTCAGCCTGTCATAGTCTTCCGGAAGGCCGAAGTTCATCTTGCAGTACGTACAGATTGCACGTCTTACGAGTTCGTCGAGTTCTTCCGGAACTACTCCGGCAACGTTCAGGTCGAGGAGTGCCGCACTGATAAGGCTGTCTATTTCCTCATCGAATGAATCCGTCTTTATTCGGAGCGCCATTTTTACGAGTGTTCTTAAATCTGTCATTTTACCACCTCATTTCACACAAAAGGCAGAGTATTATAACCCTGCCTCGATTGTTTCAATCATTGTTGCCTTGGTCTGCTTCGTAGATACTCCGTCGATGCCATTTTCATCGGCAAAGTCCATGAGCTGACTCTTCGTCATGGAGTTCAGATTAACTGAATTCAGACCGTCGATTACTCCCCCTGGTTGGTTCCAGTGATGTATGCGAACATCTTCGGTCCAGTTACTGCGATTGCTGCTAACATCTTACCGACAACCTTTACGAGGTCCCTTTCAGCGAGTGAGTATTCGTCGAGTGTAAATCTAACAGCATCGCCTTCAGGAAGGTTAGCCTGTACACCTGAAAGGTCGCCTACGATTGCGCCTGTGATTCCGTCCTTCTGAATTACTTCGCAACCCTGGAATGGATCGTATCCGTATCCAGCAGAAAGAACTGCCTTCTTAACTGTTGCGAGTGTAGCACCAGAAGCGATGATTACTGGATTTTCTGCTTCGTCTCCAAGTGCTGCAAGTGCATCGATGATTGTTGAAGCTGAAACTGCTCCGCTTATCTGTGCAACGCCTACTTCGTCAGCATCAGATGTTGCAGGTGCGCCTGTGATTGCAGCAACTACCTGATCAGCAGCCTTCTTGATAATCTTGTATGTGATTTCGTCGTAGATATATGCGAGGAAATCTTCTGCTCCGAGTGCAAGTACGTTGTCAGAGATTGTAATCCACTTCTTGATGTACTGAGGAACCATTGTTACGATTCCGAGAACGAGCTGTTCTTCTGCAGGTGCATTTGTACCTTCAGTGTGAACTACTGCATCAGTTGCTGAAATTTCGAATCCAACCTTGAGGTTACCCTTTACGAATGTCTTGTTTACTCTTGAGAAAATCTTGTCGTTTTCCCATGCAGCTCTTACTCTGTTTTCAACGAGTTCTGGAACTGGAACCGTTCCGCCTGTTACGTTTTCAGTTAACAGAGCTCTGCATTCAGCATCTTTACCAGTCTTGATATACTTTGCAAATGCTTCAATGTATTCTCTTGAATTTCTTACTTCCTTGTTTGTCATTGTCTTTTCCTTTCTAACTTCGATTTCTTTTCCCTTGCCTTCTGCAACCTTTTCTGCAGCGGCTTTTCTTTCTTCGATTTCGGCATTGAGAACAGCCTTTCTTTCTTCAATCGCATCGAGTTCGGCATTTAAAGTTTCAAGCATTTCGCTGTCTGCCGTTGCTGTTTCTTCTGCGATTTCAAGGCTTCTCTTTTCAAGCTCTTCAAAACCGAGTTCTCTGATTTCTTCAACTGTCATTAGTTTTTTCCTCCTAATGCTCTTGCTCTAACTTCTGCACGTTTCCTTTCAAGCTTGATTCTTTCCGCTTCGAGTCTCTCCGCTCTTACCTCTTCGATCACTCCGTCGATTTCGGAACGAGTCGAAACACCGATTGATGTTCCGTCGTTTGCTGGAATTGAAACTGCTGAAACGTCGTACAGCTTGTTGATTGAGGTTATCGTCCTGAGGATCTCGATTCTTCCGTCTTCGGCTTCCGTTCTTAACTGTTCGTCGCCGTCAACCGTAAAACCGAAACTCATCTTGTCCGTATAACCTCCGGCAATCTCTTCGTACAGATTTCGGCCGATTTCTGTTCCTCCGAGATTTGCTCTTATAAATAACCCCTTTTCGGTTGGATTAACCTCGAGGGTATTATTGCTGATCCTAGCGAAGACTCTTCCTTCGTGGTTGTATTGTAGTATCACGTCAGACATATCGGTATTATCAAATGCTTTAGGGGCAATTTGTTCACGATATACTATGTCTCCGTCTTCGAATAAAACATAAGGCTCGTTAAACGTTGTTGCAAAGCCTTCTACAATCATTTCATTACTGTCTGGTTCGGTCTGTTCTCTAACTTCAAGAACTGACATTTTTCTATACTCTCTATCGCTTTTCATTATGCGTACCTCCATAAATACCCTTTGTGTTGTTTATATTTGCCTTTAAGACAGTCTTTAATACTAGTCCTGCAGTATACCTCCCCTGCTTCAGATATTGACCCCCATCTTTTTACAAGGTTTCCTTCTTTATCTAACTGCAGTATCGGCTTCGCTTGTGGATGTTCTCCTCCACGTTTATAAACTCTGTGAGCCTGCCTTCTTGCAATTTCTTTAGGAGTCCATTTCTTTCCATAACAAGGATTCTTTTCTCCTCTAAAATCTGCATGATTTTCTCTCAAGTGCTGTTTTCTTTCTTCTGTAAAAGGAACGCCGATGTTGTAACGTAATCCCATTTTTGATTCATGTAACTTTCTGCGAGATTCGGGAGTATGAACTATTCCAATTTCTCCGCCCATCGTTGAATTGTACCCCTTACTTGGTTTGTAAGATTCGTGTTCTTTGATATATCTCTTTTCAGCCTCTGTTGCTTCTTCTTTTGATAGGCCCGTTTCTAAAATCTCGTGCTTGATATTGTCCCAGCCATATTTTTTAATAGCATTCCAGAAATGATAGTTTCTGCAATAACCTCTTCCGTTCCTCCATCTGGTTTCAACGTCTTTTGAAGTTATCCCTATATACACCTTTCCCGAAGGACTTGTGTGTCTATAAACAGTGTAGTCATCAGACATCTTCATCCTCCTCGTCTATCTCTTCAACCTTGCTGTCTGCATCCTGGTACTCACCTCTGATAAAACGAACATCTCCGTTATCAACTAACGGATAGTTGAACAGTTCTCTCGCTTCGTTCGTAGTCATAACGCCACGGTCCAGAAGCTCTCGAGCCATTGCGACCTTTTGAGATGTGCTCATGTACTGCAGTCTGTTAGCGTTCGCAATAAGGTGCGTTCCCTGTGCTCTTTCACGTTCTGTGAATAACATCTTTGTAAGTGCTTCCGAAAACTGAATCGCAAACGGCTCGATTGCTCCGTCGAAAAAGCCTTCGAGTTCTTCTGCTTTTGCCTTGTTCTGAAGAACCCCTTCGTTTACTCCGAAATAGTTAAACACGTTTTCCCTAATCTGTTCCATCTGCTGTGAATCCACCGCATACGGCTTGACGTCAATCTGTTTGATGTCTTTGTACGTGTTCGGGAACAGTAGGAATCCGCCGGCATCCGATTCGGTCGCTAGGTTTGTCTCTGTAAACCTGTCACGTTCCTTTTTCAGGTCTGCTGCGCTACTGAAGTTGTTCAGTGTCGCCATGAAGCGGAACGTTGCAGCGTTCTTGACCCCTTCTTCGATGCCCTGATTCTGAATGTGGATTAACTGCATCGTTTCTCGGAGGGCCTTGTTACTGCTTCCGAAGAAGTCCGACTTGTACTGATGCTTTGTCAGAACTGCGCACTTCGAAAACTCAACCGCTGCGAACTGTCCGTGTGCGAACTGATAACGGAGCCATATCTGACCCTCGAACTCTCGTAGTTCGCAACTCTCCGGAAGTACAGGATACACGCCTGTAACGATCAGCCTGTCATCCATTACAGGAACGATGAAAGCCGTATTGTTTACATCCAGAATCGTTGAAACTCGATACAGGAACTGACTCCACGTCTGCCACTGGTTCGGGCCCTGTGCGAGTTTGCTCTGAAGCGAAGGATTCGCAGTTCCTATCGTTTCGACCTTTAGCTTTGAAATGTGTCTCGCCCTCGCATCGATTGCCGCCCTGACTATTTCACTTTCGTAAATCGCACCGCCCCAGTTTGTAAACGCCGGAGTGTATGCCGTTAGAGTTTTGAATGTGGAACGAGCCTGTTTGAGTGCTTCGTTGTTTCTGTTTTTGAATAGAAAATCAAATAATCCCATTTTACTCTTCCCTCTCTATTCCTCCTGTATGTTTTTTAGTTGCTCGCCGATTTCTCCGTACCATTTCTGTTTGACAATCATGGCACATAAGAGTGCGGCCATGCCATCAACGTGAACCATCGGATTAACCTTGACGAGTCTGCTTCGTCCTTTTTCGGTGCTGATCTTCAGTGCCGAATTGTAAAGGTGTATTTTAAGCAGATCATTGTCACCTATGTTTATCTTTCCATCCTTCAGAAGACCTTCGAACTCCGTTATGGCCGGATGCAGGTTAAATCCCTGGAATACGGAATCCATATGAAATCCGTATCCGTCCATTTGCTGAACAAGGTATGATGCGGAGTACTGGTCATATCCAACCTTGAGCGGATAGATCTCGTACTCTTCAATCAGCATTCGGAACCAATCGAAGACATCGTTGTAGTCTATGATGTTTTCTCCGGAAGGCTTCAGAAGTCCACGCTGAATGTATATGTCATACGGAACTCCGTCTATCTTCTGTGCCTCTGCTATCCTCTCCGAAGGCAGGAAGAACTGTGCGAACACATTCAGTTTGCCGTCCTTCTCGATTACAGCCGTTGCAGCAGTGAGGTCGGTCGTTCTGGATAAGTCGAAACCGCCAACACAATAACAGCCTCGGAAATCCTCGAGCCGTAGCGGTTCGCCTGTTGCGTTTTCGATGTCCTTCGAATCGAGCCATGCAAGCGAACTGTTCTGTTTGATGTTGCAGTATTTGGTTATAAACTCTGATTTTTTAGACAGCGAATTTTCAGCAATTGCGATTTCCTCGAGCATATAATCAACCGGAACGGAATTGCCGAGGTTCGGATTGCTCTTCCGAAGTTCGTTGATGTCGTTCCATTTATCGAGGTCGTCGATTAGGTACAGAAACGGAAGCAACTTCTTCTCTTTCGAATCGCCCAGAAGGAATCGAGTTGAACGTTTCATCAGCTCATCGTAAATGCTGTCGTTTATGTATCCTGAAGTGGTACACGAAAGAAGTAACGCTTCAGGTCGAGCGCCCATTCCGGACTTCATGACCTCATACTGTTTCAGACCCTTGTCGCCCTCCCACGATGCAACCTCGTCGCAAATGCAGAAGCTCGGATTAAAACCATCGGACTTCTTCGCACTGAACGCAATCTTCTTGACCGTTGAATTCGTTCCGGGAATCGACAGATCTGACATTCTGTGTCTCGGAAGCTCGGAATCATCGTGCAGTTTCTTGTTGTGCTGGTCCTTCTCCGAAAGCCGTTCCTTCAGCTCGATGTATTCAGGATCCAGAGTGACCATCTGCCAAATGTCGTTGTAAACAAGGTCAGCCTGGTCAAGCTTCGGAGCGATGCAGAAGACTCTCGAGCCGTATCCGCCCTTTCGCCACTCGTAATCACCGATTGAGGATGCCATCTTTGTCTTTCCGTTCTTTCTGCCGATGACAAGGAATACTTCTCGGAACTGCCGTCTTCCGTTTTCGTCGACTATTCCGTAGATTGCAGAAAAGAACGCCTTCTGCCACACCTCGAGTTTCAGCGAAGACGGTGCCAGAGGTCCTTCCGTGTGAAAACAGTGCAATTCAATCCAGTCAATCGCATCGTTTGCCTTCTTCTGGTCAAAGAAAAAGGACTTGTCTTCAAGTCCCTTAATCAAATACTCATAAATCAGTCGGATCCATTTGCCGACCGTGTACTTTCCGTTTTTAATTCCCTGATAATATGTCCAAATCCAGTTATCTTTCATCAACTACCACCTTCTTGTCTTATGTCCTAGTACGTTGTCTTATCTCTCGCCATCTCTAAAAGAAAAC